CCTCACCGAACCTGACCAAACACCAACAGCGATATGGTTCCTAATCATTGTGACTACTCCCATGCAGGTATCCTAGAACGGCAGGTTTGGACCGGCGCGACCCAAGCACGCCTGCGTAAAAAAACTCAGGCCTGATTTAGTGCTTCTGGTCCTGCTTGGGGGCGTCTGTGGTCGTCGTCTTCGAGGCCTTCGCCTCGCGGTCGGCGAGGATCTGCTTGTAACCCTCGTCGTCCAGGTGCGTGACCGTAATCCAAGCGTGAGACATCTCGTCGGACGTGCGGCTGCCGCCGCCCACCCACTGGTCCGGATCGGGGTTGCCCTTGTTCTTCGCCGTGTTGTCGTAATACCCGGTCAACACCAAGACCGCGCCCACTGGCAGCAACGGTGCGGCGTCGTCGGCATACACGTGGCTGGTGTGCCAGGCGTTGGTCCAGTTCGAGACCGAACTCACCATCTCCAGCTTGCCTGTGTCCGGATACAAGATTTCCGCCGTCATGCCCGAGAGGCGGGCGTGGCCGTGCGGCTGGAAACTGTCGATCCGCACCGGCGTCTTGAAGGTGTGGAACCCCTGAGTCATGGCGGTACCGTGCGGCGCCATCTCGAGCTCGCCGCCCTTCATCAGCAGCGTGTACGACTTCAGGTCCTGCTTGTACTTCGCCTTGTGATCTTTAGGGTACAGCCAGAAGGCCAACTCGACGACGTCGTCTTTGACCTCTTCACCATACGGCCAGTAGTGGACGTCCCAGCGAATCATCGCATTGGCCGGCAACGTCCGGCAGCCATCCGGCGGCACGATTTCGCCGGTCTTGCCAGAGGCGTATTCGGAGACGCGTTCCAGCGTGATGTACCCGCCGCTCTTCTCGTCGGGGACCATGAGGTCGCTGTTAGCGTGGTGGGCAGCCGCTCGGCCCTTCAGCGACGGCTTCACCGCCATCGCCTTAATGCACCGGTTCTCCATCATCGTGCCGATCGGCACGATCGGCCGCCACCAGCGGTCCTGCCCCTGCGCCGGCAGGGTGTAGGGCTTGGTCGGTACGATGACATCGGGCGGACCAAACTGTTCCGCGTAGGTCCATTTGTTGGTGTCAGGAAACTGGACGGGCGCGGGCAGGTCGGCGAGATTGCCCAGCGGCGCGCCGCTATCGACCCAGCGGACGATGGTCTGGATGTCCTTCTCGCTCAACCGTAAGTCGTCTTTGAGGTGCTGGATGCCGATCTTGTCGTAGCGATACGGCGGCATCTCGCGCGCCACGACCTTGGCCTTGATCGAGCGGGCCCACGGGCGCACTTCCTCGTAGCTGCTGAGCGACATGGGCCCCACGTCGCCGGAGCGATGGCAGCCTTGGCAATTCTTCTGGAGCACTGGTGCGACGTCTTTGGTGAACGTCGGTGTTTGTGCGCTGGTGACGGTCGCAGCACCCAGCATAATGACCAGTGCAATTATGGCGTGTTTCATGGTTACTCTCCGTTATCGTTGACCGAATTTTAAATTAGAAACTATAGGTATTTAGCATTGCTTGATGGTAGCGGTACGGAGAATCGAACTCCGATTGTCGCCTTGAAAGGGCGCTTTCCTAGCCGTTAGAAGATACCGCCATACTGGAGCCGGATGTCGGACTCGAACCGACGTGGAGTTTCCTCGCCGCCTTACAAAAGCGGTGCAATCGCCACTATGCGAATCCGGCCAAACTGCTGGTGGGTCACCTCGGACTCGAACCGAGAAACCTCACGTTCTAAGCGTGAGAGGTATGCCAATTCCCTTCAGCGACCCATCTGACTTTTTGATGGTAGTGGATAGTGGTTCTGCCCCACTGTCAACGGCGTGTAAAACCGTTGTTCTACTATTGAACTAATCCACCGTATTTATACATAAACTAAACACCAACCGTCTTGACTAATGCCAAAAACGGCTTGACTCGCTCGGCTGTAATCGTGGGACAGAATTTTGCCCGCAAATATCGCAGACCACTGGTCGCAAGATATGCTTGAATCTCGTCCGTCATCACCTGCGACGCATATCCCCACTCAGCTAACGTCGCAGTAATTTTTTTCCGAAGTTTTATCGGCAATCCTCGAACAAGGGCATTGGCTTGGCGTCGATACTGTGGATTGAGACCATAGTATGCGTGGGCCAATTCGTGTCGTAGCGTCTCACTGTCACCTGCCGTGGTTGCGATGAGATAATACGGCTGGGTAGATGGGAGCCGATTCGTAGCCGCCTGCAATTGACGTTCGCGGTCGGTTAGCTCAAATTTCGCAAAGAACTGCGCAAGGGATGTGCCGGGAATATTGAACCCTCCCCAATCATAATCCAGTCGCCCATCTGATTTCATATAGTTGTCTAGAAATTCTTCGTGAGAGAATATGTGGTTCCGTAGTTTCGAATTCGCACATTCATAAAACTCGGCTGGTCGGCATAAGCTCAGGATGAGTTCTTTCCGTGTGGGGAAGGTGACATAGAGAATGTGGCCATGATATATTTTCGTTCGCATTCGTCGTGTCCCTTCTTATTCCTCGTCGTCGTCATCGGGGATGAGAGCGGTTGAACTCACAGCACCCACAGAAAATCCCGCAGGTCTGGAAGGCTTCGCTGCTCCGCCTCCCTCATCATCATCACTAAAATCAATGATGCCATCTAAGGATTTCCAGACCGACGTGAGAATAGTGGCAACTACGATTTCGGAATTTGCTCGTTTTGTTTTGGGCAAATTAATTGTTTGGTGATAACCAGAAGCAACTCCTCGTTCAAGTGCGGCAATTATGACGTTTTTTAGAAATACGCGCATACGCCCTCCCTCGAATTGTTGGTGAACGGATTTGTAATCATATGGTATATATTATAGCACATGACAAGATTGTCAAATAAACTTTATTGTTTGGGATCAATAATTTTTACGCTGCCGTCTACCCACGAGGTTAAAATCTGGGTTGGGAGTTCCATTTCGACAGGCTTCCGAGGCTTTCTAATGTGTCGATTCGTATCGGCAAAGATATCTGGAAATTTTTCTTCGAGTGCCGAGCGAACCATGTACGACATAGTTGCCTTACGTGCCCTGGCATATCGATAGAGCCTGTCATATTCAAGTCGCGTCACCCGCAGAAATAAAATCGTGTCGCGCATCTCATGTGGTTGCCGAGTGATCCTTTTTGGTTTGATCGGCAAATCTTCATCATCATATTCCATAGTGTGCGGCTCCATAGTGGGCAAGGAAATATGAATCGGCAATGTCTGCCACAGGACTGGAAATCTTGGAGGCTTTCGGGTGACATTGTTTTGCCCATGATTCCCGCAGGGGCTCGCGTTTGATGAATGCCGCCCAAATATCATCTTTCGTCGCGATGCCGCGGCCAGTAGCAAACTTTTTCATAGTGGTGGGGGCGACGAGGCGTAAGGGAATATGAGGGAACTTTTCATGAAGTTTCACTTTTAATGTTCCCGCATTCTCACTCAGTTGCGTGATCCGACCGTGCGCACCGAATGCGTAATCTTCTAATATGATGAGGGTGGGGTGGTGCACCGCCACGACTGTGATTACCCATTGAGCGAGTTCGATGTAACGGGGTACATCACCTTCGGTTGTGGAGGCGTTCCATACCACGTCGGGGAGTTCTACATACGGCTTGCCCGATAGTCGGTAGTTCACCCACCACTGATGTGTTGTTCCATTCGTAAGGCATAACGCTGGGCACGACATTGAGTAGTCAATGCCCAGCACATTTGCATGTGTCATGCCTTCTATTTATTAGTTATGCTTTTGCGCACCCACACGAACACGGTTGGCTCTTTGCGACGACCTCATCAACGCGACGATGAAGATCCTCTGTGACCCTATCTATCTGCGCCTGCAATGATCGGTCACCTTCCTCAATCTGGCGATATGTGGCATCGATAAGCTGTGACTGCTCATACTTCCACTTGTCATACCATCGGGTAACTGTAAACGCGACAAAACCCGCAAGGGCCCCGACAAGAACCGTAATAATATTTTGATCAACCATAATACACACTCCTGTTACTAGTTACCGTATCGGACACGCACCACCCGCACAATCGGCATCGTCAATACCAATCTGTGCGTCGGAGACATTCGCAATTAACTTCGTCTTTGCCACTAGGGCATCGTATTGCTTCTTGGTGATTTCTTCGTACGGCGCCTGTTTGAAGCCGTGTTCAGAGTGGAGCAGGAAGGACAGCGACTTATGCGAGCCGGCGAAATTCTTGGTCAAGTATTTCTTGATCTCAGGGAGTTCTTCCTTGCGGTAATAAATCGTACAGGAGACGCTGTTATCGCTCCAATTTTGCTGAAGCTCCTTGACGACCTTGAGTTGTTGAATCGCGCTCATATCCTTCGCCAGCACGGTGCCTTCGGGGAAGGAGAAGGGGAACGACACTACCACGGTGGTGTAATCCTGCGACCCATCAAAGTTCAATCGGTATTCGATATCATAGCCATGTTGGCGGCATACATCTACAAGCGCATGGTTAGACGCCATGGAAATGCGGCGAATCATATATTGGGCATAGCCGGGATGACAGCCAGGCGTGACGCCTGGGAGAAGTGATAATGTGCCGCTCGGCTTACAGGTCGTGAGCTTCACGCTAATCGGAAACTCGCGGTCCTTTGAATACTGCTTATCGTAGTCACGGAGATATTCGTATGCGGCTTTGAGCCATTTCTTTTGCTTATCGGATGCCTGAAGATAGCCCGTCACACCGATGCCCATACGCATGTTCTCGTTGACAATCTTTTCGGTTTCCTTATTGTGACATCCGAGCGCGAGCGACTGCTTGTTGATGCGATACAATAGAGTCATTACATCGAGGAACTCTTCATAGCTCTCAATGTTTGGCAGAAAAATTTCTGCAAGACAGCAGGTTTCAAAGTTTCCGAGCGACTGTTCGGCACAGGGATTGTAGCCGACCACGGTGGGATCAGGATATTCGGTTTCTCCGAGGCGACCGACTTGCTTGGATAATGAAAGGTTAATCAGCCCATAGGGTTCGCCGCGTCCCTCATACCCTTCCCAGAAGAAATCATGAAGCTGGGACACGTCATCACAGGCTACGCTGTTGTTGCTCATCGAGCGCCACGGGGGAATGTTCCCCAAGTCCCACCGCTTCGCCAGCAGATATTCAATATCATCAGGATCGCCAATCGCAAGTTGTGCTGACCGACGCACATTACCAGAGACAACAATGCCTCCGATGATGTTCATGATGTCCAGACAATCAATCGGCCGCATAGCTTTGCCGGCACGTTTTTCTAAAATGGTTGAGATATTCTTGATACCATCACACAGAATTTCTGGACCTGACGCAACGCCACCAAATCCCTTAATGGGGGCGCCCTTTCCGCGAATGAGCTGTGTAGAATACGTAAACGATTCTGACTTGTGTCGTGAGAAAGCACTTTCTAAGGTGCGTTCTAACAGCGACACCCATCCTTCTCGGGTATCAGGAATAATAAAGTCGGCATCTGCAAAATCATGTCGTGTGGGCCCGACAAACTTTTTCTTGACGGGGCGGAGTTGACTGACGTGCTGTCTCTGAATGCTGAATCCGACACCACTTCCGAGCATCAACATATCCATCGCCCACGTAAAGGGGCGCACGGGGGCATCGATGGCAACGAACGCGCAATTTTGTAGTGAGGGTAAGCCGAGACGCTGAATGGTTGGAGTGCCAAGCTGCCACAGGAATCGTCCTGCCACAGTGCCCTTTAGCTTGACCATGTAGTATCGCAACCGATGTTGTTCGTCTTCGGTAAATCGGCAATCTAACTGTGTGTTTGCCCCGTCTATCACCCGATTGACCGTATCAATCCATTCCTCGGTTGGACTATTGATATTGTCTTCTTCCAGTCGGCGAGAGTATGTGCGTTTATAGGTCAGATATCCAACCGTAGACCACGGGGTATCTTTTTCTTCAAAGAAGGAGGCTGCGGGAAGTTGAGAAGTAACCGTCTGCGACATATTCATTCACCTGCGTTTGTGGCTTGCGTGTTTGCGATCCAAGCCGTAAATTCGTTATATTCACGATCAGTTAGACCGAGGGATTTTGCGTGTTCAATGGTCGGAATCGATGCCTGCGATACCATCGACCGCAATATTTTTTGCTCTACCACGGAAAACGTTTTCGCGTATAGTATATAGTCCTTAAACGCATCGGCGGTAAGGGGGAACAGAGGAGCTACTGCGTCAAACATGGCCTTCGCCATGACACGAATTTCATACTGGGCATGACTATCCATCCGTAACTTACAGAAATGAAAGAAGTTATGAAGATCGCACTTCCAATACATCTCGGTGTATGTGGACAGCGGCAGGACGATCCGAGACACTTCTTTGGACACCCGATGCACCGTCAGCAATCGGTCATAGGACGCAAACGCTTCGTGGTGGGCTCGGACGAGTTCGTGCTCCCCGCGTTTCGTCCGAATTGACGGATCGGTGGATGTGCGTCCCTGATTATTGATTGCCGACTGTGGTCCGAGTTGTGTTTCTTCGGGAAGATAAGTTTCTTCCGGCAGTTCACTATAGCGACCCGACACTTCATTGATATTCGCGGTGCGATGCCGCACCAGTTGTCGTGCTACAAAAATTGGCACCTTGAGATAAAATAATACCTCACACATTTCAAATGGGCTGGTATGATGATGCCGCATGAGATACCGAATCAGGGATTTGTCGTTACTGGTTTTTTTGGTGCCCTTCCCATAGGACACGCGAGCCGAGTCAGCGATGCGGGCGTCACTGCCAAAAACATCCAACAGCACAACTCGACCATGATCTAAAATAGGGACTGTCACTGGTTCCATAGTATTCTTTCGTATTTATGCTCGGCGCCAGCGTAAAAATTCTAACTCCGCTCGTAAGCCGCGGAACGTGTGTTGCTGTATAATCTCTGTTACATTATACCCCGCGTTCACCATATCGTTGAGATCTTTTTCTTTCATCGAGGTCGGCCAAATAACAACCGGCAGTCCAGCAGCAATTGTCTTATGAAGATTTGTGGCGATGACCGCGTTGCGGGGTTCATTGTCCCACACAAACACGGTGGCATGTCCCGTGAAATATTTGGTGTGGAGTCGTAGCAGGTCAGCATCCATCGACGCAACGGCATTGGGCAGAAACCACGAATCCAACGGCCCCTCTACGAGGTAAATGATTTTATGAAGGTCGAGGCGATCCC